CCCTATACCAAATATTAACTTTCCATCTGAAGATGGTAGTGAACCACCTGTAATCGAAGAATCGGATGATAGTGCTATTAATGAATTGGGCCCGGTACAAGAATATGAATTAGATAGTACTTCATTTGAGGGTGTAATTGATGCATCTCTACAAGATATTGAAGATGATTTAGATATTGGGTTTGATGTTGGTATTAATAAACAAATAAATGAATTTAAAAAACAATTGATGGCAATAAGACCCGATTGTATTAAAAATTAAAAAAACCTAAAACAAATATTTATATAGAAAGGAAAACATTTTAACAATGGATACTGACAAATTAGTAAAAGCAATACAAATTATAGTAAAGGAAGAAATTAAAGTAGTTCTTCCAAAACTCGTTAAAGAGGGTGTAAAGAAAGAAATGGCCAAATTATTAAAAGAAAATAAAAAACTTAAAGAGGCCGTCACTCCGAAAGAACCTACATTTATGGATACTGCTGTTATGGAAGAGGAAAGTCAACCACAACGAATATTCAGTAAAAATCCAGCAATAAATGAGGTACTGGCACAAACACAACCTTTTAACGCACAACAAAGACAAGGAACTGCAACTGGTGGTGAAGATTATAGAACTATGTCTTTCACTTCAAATGATACACATACATTGGGGCAGCAAAATATAGCACAACAAATGGGTTACGGAAATATGGCACCAAAGCAAGGTTTAGGTGTTCAGACTGGAAACGCTGCATTAGATAAGGCACTAAATAGAGATTATAGTGGTTTAATGAAGGCAGTAGAAAAAAAGAAAGGTCCTTGGAGACCTGGGATGTAATATAAACTATGGCAGTTGAATTAGGTACAAGGGTTGTTAAAGATACTACTCAATATGCAAATTATGCTATTGGTATCACTCTACCATTAACTTTTGGTGAGCATACATTTGAACAATCTTTTGTAACTAAAGACCAAGTTAAATCTAATATTAAAAATTTACTACTTACCAAAAAGGGAGAACGAATTCTTCAGCCCGAATTTGGAAGTGGTTTACAATCCTTACTATTCGAACCAAATGTAGATGATTTGGAGGGTAAGATTGAAGATACTATAAATGAGAGCTTGGAACAATGGTTACCTTATGTTACGGCAGAAGAAATTGATATTGATGCAACTGATGAGTTGAGAGATAATAATAGATTAAATGTTTCAATTAAATTTAGAATAGGAGGAGATATTAATTTAGAAACTCTAACATTCACAGTTCAGGGATAATAAGATATGGCAATTACAAAAACATCAAAAAATTTTAAAAATAGTGGTAAAGATATAAAATATCTTAACAAAGATTTTTCTGCGTTTAGAGGAAATCTAATTGAGTTTGCTAAAACTTATTTCCCACAAACTTATTCTGACTTTAATGAGTCATCACCTGGTATGATGTTTATTGAAATGGCATCTTATATTGGTGATTCACTTTCATATTATGTTGATGATACCTTAAAGGAATCATTAATGACACATGCAGATGATATTGAAAATGTAATATCACTTTCACAATATTTAGGATACAAACCAAAGGTAACATCACCTGCTGTAACAACTCTTTCGGTTTATCAATTAGTTCCCTCAACTGGAACCGCATCAAATAACACATATGATGAAAATTATCTATTGAGGATAAAAGAGGGTATGTTGGTGGAATCAACAAATGGGATTACATTTATAACACAAGATGTTGTAGATTTTTCAGACCCAACCGATAGAGAGATAACCGTATATCAAACGGATTCAAATACAGGAGAAACCTCATTTTATTTAGTTAAAAAAACTGTACAGGCAATATCTGCTGAGATTAAAGAAACCGAGGTAAGTTTTGGTTCTTATGAAGAGTTTCAAAGTATAAATCTGTCAGACACAAATATTATTGATATCTATGATGTAAGGGATGGTGATGGGAATAAATGGTATGAAGTTCCTTATTTAGCTCAAGAGTTAGTATTTGTGGATTACCCAAACACCGAAACAAATGACCCAGACTTGTATCAGTTTAAATCAACTGTACCTTACATATTAAATACACTTAAAACATCTCGAAGATTTGTAAAAAGGATAAACTCTGATAGTACAACAACAATTCAGTTTGGTGCAGGAGACCCAACGGTTAGTGAAGAAACTATCATTCCTTCATTTAAAAATGTTGGTTTAGGTTTACCAAATTCAATTTCAAAGTTAAATGAATCATTTGACCCAACAAATTTCTTAAAAACACAAACATATGGGTCATCTCCATCTAATACAACAATGACTGTAAAGTATTTAGTGGGTGGTGGTGTTAATTCTAATGTAAAAAAAGGAACTATAACATCAATTAAAAATATTCAATTCGAGGATGATTCTGATTTATTTAATTCTGCACAAATTGGTGTATTGAACCAAACAAAAGCATCTGTTGCAGTAGATAACGAAGTTCCTGCAACTGGTGGTAAGGGTGGTGATACTATTGAAGAGATTAGACAAAATGCTTTAGCAAACTTTGGTTCACAAAATAGAGCAGTAACTGCTAAAGATTATCAAGTCAGAACATTATCGATGCCAACCAAGTTTGGTTCAATTGCAAAAGCATATGCTACAGCAGATGGTACATTAGATAACAATTCACCATCATCGATTTTAAGTTCACCAAAGGCTTTACAAGAATTTACTGATTTAGTAATGAGTTTTGTTGAAAAACCAGATTCAGAAGAACCAGATAGAAAGAGTGTTCAGCAAGAACTACAACAATTTTTAATTGGAAAAACTTCAAACGAAAATGAAAAGAATAATCCATTTGCAATAAATCTTTATTTGTTAGGATATGATTCTGATGGAAAATTAACAAATCTTAATCGTGCAATAAAACAAAACCTAAAAACATATTTAAATGAATATAAAGTTTTAACGGATGGTTTAAATATTAATGATGGATTTATAATCAATATTGGTATTGACTTTGAAATAATTACATTTAAAAATTATAACAAAAGTGAAGTTATAAGTAGCTGTATAGAAGAATTAAAAGATTATTTTAATATTGATAATTGGACTTTTAATAATACAATTAATTTATCCGAAGTGGAATTAATTATAGCAAATGTTGAGGGTGTTAGTTCAGTTCCAAAATTAAAAATTATAAATAAGTGTGGTGGTCAATATTCGCCAAACTCATATAATATAGAGGGTGCAATTAAGGATAAGATTTTATATCCATCACTTGACCCATCGGTTTTTGAGGTTAAGTTTCCAAACACAGATATTAAAGGAAGAGCAAGATAATGGCATACTATTTTTTAACAGCATCAAAAGATGCATCGGTGTACTTACAACAACCTGACCAAAATGCTGGTTTAGATGAGGTATTGGAAGTTAGTAAGGTTTATTATGGTAGTATCAAAGATGTATCAAGGGCTCTTCTTAAATTTGAAATATCTGGGTTTTCATCTTCACTATCTAATGGTGATGTTGGATTTGAAGAAGCTAGATTAATTTTAAGAGAAACTGAATCGGAAGAACTTCCATTAGAATTTACAATAGATATTAATGCAGTCTCTCAATCATGGGAGATGGGTAAGGGTACTCGATTTGATGAAATAGAAACATCCGGTGTTACTTGGAATTACAGAGAAGGTGATTCATCATTAAGGTGGGTAGATAATGTTGTAAACGGTTCAATTGTATTTGCACCAAACTCAACTGGTTCTTTTGCAGGTAGAGGTGGTGTTTGGTACACCAATGTTAGTAGTTCTCAAAACTTTACATACCAATCGCAAGATATTAATGCAGATGTAACTGAAATATTTCAATATTGGTTAAGTGGTTCTATTGTAAATGATGGTTTAATTGTAAAACATGAAAATTCTGTTGAAGATGATACCAATGATTATGGTATTCTTAAATTCTTTAGTAAGGAAACAAATACAATACACCAACCAAAAGTTAGAATCGGTTGGGATGATGTTTCATTCTCAACGGGTTCATTAACCGAATTAACGGCAGAGGAAATCAAAGTTGGAATCAGAAACTTTAAAAAGAAATATAAAGTAAATACAACTCCAAAGCTAAGGGTAGTTGGTAGAGAATTATACCCATTAAAAACTTTTTCATCGAGTGCACAATATGGTATAACAAGTTTCCTACCAACCACATCATATTATCAAATATCAGATTATCACTCTGGAGATGTAATAGTTCCATTCAGTAACTATACCAAAATAAGTTGTGACTCTGATGGTAATTATTTTAATTTAAATTTATCAAATTGGGAAGTAGACCGAGTATATAAAATAGAATTTAAGATTACTATTAATGGAGTTGATTACTTCTTTGATGATGACTATACATTTAGCATAACCCCCTAACAATGCGTAAAAAAGAAAGAGGATTAAAAAACGAACGGTTTCAAAAGAAGCTTAAACAAGATGGTTCGATTTCATTGCCGAAGTCAAATGACTTTGGTGTGCGTGTTGCTAAATCACAAGTTATAAAAGGTAAACCAATAAGTCAAACTATCATTGAATCCAATGTAAATGATTCTACAATAAATTGGGCAGAAGTAAATAGTGCAGAGTATGATTCTCTATATGGTCAAATTAGTGAACAAGAATTACAAGGTGGGATAATTGGGGGTAAATTAATTAGACCAAAGTATGATACAACCGAATTAGAAAAATCAATAGATACAAGAATATTCGAACTCATACCAAATACACCAGCACCTCAACCAGATACAGTACCAAGACCTGTTTATAATACGGCATTAGAACAAATAGATGATTTAACTGCAGAGGTTGAACGATTAAATATCGAAGTTGGTAATTTAAATTCAACGATTTCGGAGTTAGAAATTATAAATGAGTCATTGAGGATTGAAGCTGATAATGAAAAATTACAAGCTAATATAGCAAATGAACAAAGAGATGTTGCTAATACTCAAATTGCATCAACAACAATTGATTTACAAAACGCAGTACAAAACTCAATTAATGAAGCAGTGGAGAGAGTATCTCTAACTGCAAGAATTGAAGCATTACAAGAATCATTCAGAGTACAAAAAGAATTAACTGAAGAAAGAGAAAAACAAAATGCCGCACAAAACGCATTAGAAGGTGTAAATGGATTCTTTCAACAAACTGAAAATAGTGGTTGGAAAATTAGTTCTAGCGATATTCAAGATGAGGGTATTAAGGGATTATATATTAAAACTGAAAATGATAACAAAGTTGACTTTAAAAATGGTGAAAAGGGTGTTGCGTTCTTTAACTTCTCAACCGAAGAACAAACATTTACATTATCTTATGCAGGAAATGAGTTTGATGGTTATGAATGGTTTAATGGCCCAACAACATTTAAAGTTCCAGCAAGAAATGAACAAACTGCAGGTGTAACAACTGCTAAGTTTAGATTTAATAACTTACGAAAACGAACTGGTAAACGAAAAAGACAAGTTAATTCAGATGGTGCAACTATCACAATTAATACATCATCTGGTGATAAGTTAACACTTAAAGCATACTATTGGAAAGAAGTTAAGAGAAAAGATAGTTGGGGAACTGTTGGTAGTGCAAAAGTATTTGAAGGTCAAGATAAAACAGGTGGATAATGGCAATTAGAAGTTTTAAAGAAATAATAGATAATAAAGGGTATCGAATCTCTTCTAAAGATAGAGAAATTTTCGAAGAAGGTACTCTACAATCATTTTTCGGATTTTCGGATTCGGATATG